GGTATCCGTTCTGCTGAAGTGTCATGGCGTTGATTTTACGGTGACTCTTCGACAGTGAAAAGAAAAAAGGCCGCAAAGCGGCCATAAACACAAGTAAAAATCAATAAGTTAGATAATTATCAAAGACTTACAGACACACAAAAACACAGCCAACCACAACAAATAACAGGGATGTGGTCACTTTGTGGATCATATCGCCGCCATAAATTTACTTAATAACAGTAACCACAGCCACAAGCACGGCCATCGCAGACAGGACAATACCTGTGAGTAACCAAGTCTGATTTGCAAATGATTTCTGAAGTTCAGTACGATGCTCAGCCATCTCAACTTTCAGAGACTGGCGTAAATCAGCCATCTCAGACTTCAGGGATTGGCGAGATTCTGCCATCTCAAGCCTCAACCCTTCGCGAATCTCCAGTACATCAGATTTGGTAGCAAAGGATTCGCTTCTTGTGGTGAGAGTAATCAGGTTGTTTTTGATTTCAGTCACATCACTTTCCAGGCAACTGACCCGCCGTTCAAGGTCGTCATTCATGCCATCACCTCCATCATTACCACTTCCTGTTACTTGGTTGTTGGATACATTATAGGCATTCTCTTTCTTTTTTCTGAACCGCGAAATATGTGCAACATTCTCTGCCATCACTTCTCATCACCCTGCTTGCCTACCCAGTTCATAAAGGCCCGGGCCGAGTAACGATGAACAAACCCACATCTGTTACAGGTAAGTCGGAATTCATAGTTATGGATATTTTCCCGATCATGTCCCTCATATCCCGGATACCCAGTAAATGGACCGATATAATCAAGCATAACAAGAGTGCCTAAATCACACTCCTCAGCAGTTTTCGGCTCAGGCCCCACCTCAACAATATTCGTCAAATACATGTACATATCCGTATCGCCACACGACAAACATTTTTCATTCGTAGACGACTCATTGAGAAAACGCGCAAAATTATCGAGCGTTGCCATTCTTTTAAGTTCATCTAAATGAAACTTCACTCTTAAGCACCTCCTAGTGGATTAAACCTCACCGCATCCTGCAGGTAATCCGGCGCAAGATGGGCATAAATCATCGTTGTCTGAATCTTTGCGTGCCCCAGAATTTTCTGGAGCGTCAGAATATTGCCGCCGTTCATCATGAAATGACTGGCGAAGGTGTGGCGCAGCGCATGAACAGCCTGGCCGTCAGGAACATCAGGTGCGACCGTTTTGATGACATCGCGAACCAATGAATAATCCAGCGTCGGAAACACCAGTTTCCCGCCCCGTTTTTTGATCTTTTCAAACAGGCTTTCAGAAATAGGAACGGTACGGTTTTTGCTGTTCTTCGTTTTTGAAAAAGTGATTCGACAATGAAGAACACGGCGCTGCTCCAGTGCCGCTACCTCGCCCCATCGCGCCCCGGTCGACAGAAGGATTTCGACAGCCAGCCGTTCATCGGGATTTTCAGCCAGTGCATCCAGCAACTGAACACATTCAGACTTACTCAGATATCCCATTTCACGCTCGTTAACCTTCATTCCTTTAAGGCCTTGAACGGGGTTATCATTAAGAAAATGGCCGGATGAGATGAGTGCGGTAAACATCGCGCTTAACGCCCCAATCTCTCGATTTATGGTGCTGGGCTGTATCCCCTGCTCTATCCTGGACACACGTAGCTCGGTGAGCATCGTTGTATTAAGTTTATGCACGCACGGGTCATCCATTGCCTCACTCAAGCGCAGCAATTTAAGGCGCGTGTTATGCCCTGACTTCATTAGCTGGCCGTGGTATTTCCACCACAAGTCAATAAGCACTGACAGAGGACGGCGATCAATAGAGTTTCCTTTCCACTCATTGTTATGCTGTTGCGCCAGCACCCACCGCTCATATAAAACTGCATCCGATTTCGTTTTAAATTTTTTACGAATGCGTTTGCCTTTACGCCCCTCCGGGCGCATGTCAAGAAGATACCCTCCCGGAATTGATTTTATGCTCATTCGTGAAACCCCAGCGTTACAAGACCACCATGCCCCCAGCGTTCCATGATTAGCCGGGCTGTGTACCAGTCTTGCGGGGCTTTTGAGAAGACGATGTGTTTTCTGGCCCATCAGGGGAGAGAGAGGGACTGATCTGCCCAGCAGCCTCATTTGTTTTTCCCGTCATAAGCCATATAGTGTATTTTTCGAAATCCTTAGAATTAATTACGCGATCAACAACGCTTAAACCAACCTCTCTTTTACCGCTCTCATAATTCTTTATAGTTCCGAGATTTATCCCAGTAACATCAGCAAACTCAGCTTGAGTTAACCCTTCACTTTTCCGTATCTCTTTCAGTTTTTTTTCGTACCCACTTGACATGGTGGTCTCCAGACGACTAAATTAACCCTAAAAGTCGCCTATAGACGACTTTTAGCAACAAATAACCACAGACTGAACAGGTTATCACATCATGACAAAGCTCTTGAACACATACGAGCAAGCGGATTTTGAGCGTTTGGCGGCGTTCTACCCATACCGCGATGAGCATGGATTACCGGTACTCGAAGAAAGCCTGAAAGATTACGCGAAGCGTACCAATCAAACTGTTAATGCAGTGAAAAGGCAGGCTGACAGAGCAGCCCTTCCCATCAACCAAGAAGAAAAAAACTCAAAACGTACAGTAAATCTCTTCGCAATTTTCCTGAAAACCATCAGAAACGCAGAGAAATACGTGCAGATGACAAAATAACGAGGTGTCATTTTATGCTGAAGCAACGCCGTAATTTTCGCACCGAAACGGAACGCCAAGCTAACCGTTTCGCTACCAGCGCATCACGCAGCAACATCCGCTACAGCCTGAGCGAGACGCACGCAACGCCAGATGGCCATACAGTAAAACAAATTGGCGAACACACCTGGCTGATTGAAAAAGCTGGAATCGTGGTTCAGAGATGCCAACGCAACCCATTTACCGGAAACCGCATTTTTGCTCTGAGCAACGGCGACAATCAGTTTGGACAGGATTTCACATTGTACGAAGCACTTCGCACGGTTGATCGTCTGCTTCGCGGGCAAAGTTTTATTAAACAGACTGATTTATAACAGGTGCGTTATGACCAAAGAGCATGCACAAGGTGTATTTATCCGTTTTATTGATTTTCGCGGTGAACTGTTATTGCGCGCATCAGCTATTGATGGAGTTGTCCCATCAGAAAAAAATGCAGCTACTTACGTTTATCTGAACGGCACGCGCCTGACCGTAGAACTTCCGTACCAGACTGTACACGGAATCATTAGCGAAGCTGAAAAAGCACGTAAGATTAATGGCGATGAACCCTATATCGAAATTATTTGTATAGATTCAGAAGCTGAAATTCAGAAAGCAGATTAAAGGGCGTTGCGATGGGCAAAGAATATAAAACTCTCATTAACAAAGCACTTGAGCGTTTTTATTTTCGCTTAAGTGCATCAGGTGCTCATGCTGAACGTGCAGCCCGTGACTCATTGACCAGGGCAATCCGGAGTCTGTATGACGTGGCTTTTTACGCTGATGATCTGGATGCACTTAACGAACTTTCCGAGCTGATCTGTGCCGCAGAATGCGGGGAGCATATTGAACCGTATAAGCTGGGGAATATTGCATGAGTATATTTATCTCATGGCTTGTTCTGATTATTTCGGTGGTCTGCGCCATTGGGATTATGCAAATTATTCATTCAGTAAAAAAGATTGAACGCTTTTTCACTGGCGAATAACAGCGCAAATAAAAACCCTAGGTTAAATAAGAAAATGTAAAAACAATCCGCATTCGCGGAGGTATTCGCACACGCCCAGGAGGCGTAATGGCAATTAAGCATTTTCCTGTCGTTCGTTTCACTTCCAGAGGACGTGAATACGAAGTCGACGAACGCCTGATTACCACAATCGACAAACACCGCTCAGAAAAGGATGCACACCACATCTATCTCACTGACGGTACTTACTTCTGCGCCACTAATGTGGCGCGGGTGAATCTTATCCGACAGGTACAGGATTCACGTAAATGAGCAGGAGAAGAATCACTCGCAGACATCACCGCACACACCTGAATTCCTCAGCAACGCTAAAGGCACTTATTCAAAGCGAGATCGGTGATTTCTTCGCGGGAGTTGGCTCACCAGGTGAACCAGAAACACCAGAAGCGATGCAGCGTGAGCTCATGATACGCATAGATAACACTTTTGATTTCTTCTACAGCATGCACGGAATTAAACAGAAATGAACCTCAAGCCAGCAATAACTACTCGTAGAACGCCAATTTCTGTAACCGACCGCTTCTGAGTTTTTTGGCAGGAAGCCTTCGCACATCCTTAGTAGAGAGAATTGCAGCATGATTGACGCTCATGACTTCACAAGATGGGTGCGCACACAGGACACCCGTCTGGCTCCCGTTCTCCAAGGATTATTTGATCTTTACATCCGTGGTCGTGACAACAGAGCACGCACTACAAAACCGGAGAATGTGGATACCCTTTATTTCACAGTAGACGACTGCTACCGCGTGGACTTCACACCACACGGACTGGCGTTGCACTGCCTGACACCGCACGGCGAATCACTGCTGGCGTATTACGACTCCCCGGCCTCCGTATTTGCGGCAATGCTGGCGCATTGCACTGCTGGCGGGTGTGCCTCGCTGAGTGAATACACCGCTGAATTTAACCGCCTTTCCACCATCTTCTTGCAGGAGTGGCAGCGCGTGACGGGATACCAGCCATGAGTGAGTTTGCATGGAGCTGGAATGAACCACGACCAGCCATTGATCCGGCCAGATTTACGGAGCACAGGCAGGAAACTGAAACCGACCTGCAACGCGCCATCCGTTACTACCTTGAGGCAGACAAAAAGGCTCTGGAAGAACAGGAAGCGAAGGAGGAAGCCTTTTTCGCACAATCCACCGTGGGTAAAAAACTCATGGCATCCCTTGAGGAAGCCGGACAGCGTGAAAAGCTGGCACAGAACATCATCAGTAAGCGTCAGGCAACAGAACAAGACCCGGTGGCCCGTGCTTTTGCCACACTGAAGATGTTTCCCGTTTATCTGCGTGAACCTCTGAGCCGCCACCTCTCTTTCCTGCGCAAAAAACAGGAAGCCGATCGCCAGAAAGGCAAAAAGAGCTGGCAGGCTGAACGCTACGCGCGCGGAACCCTGCGCAAAATATTCGAACGTCTGGACCGCACCGATCACCGCTGGCTGACACCGGGTTATCGCTCCCTTGCCGGACGCGAACGCCTGGACGATTTGCTTTACCTGCCGCAGCTCAACAAACACCAGATACAGACGCTGGCCACCATGACGGCGGCGATGTTCAGCAGCACCTTCGAAAAACTCTGCGATGGCTTTGGCGCGACTGATGGCGAACTGACCATGGATGTAACGCTGAAGGCGTATCAGATGCTGGCCCGCATGGCGTTACACCTGCACGCCATGCCTCCACATTATGACGCACTGACAACAGACAAAGACCGGAGGAACGAACCGGACACGGAGCTGCTGCCGGGCGCAATCCTTCGCCTGACCTGTGCGGAATGGTGGAAACGCAAACTGTGGCTGTTACGTTGCGAGTGGAGAGAAGAACAACTCCGCGCCGCCTGTCTGGTTTCCAGAAAAACATCACCCTATCTGAGCCAGGACGCGTTAAGCGAGTTTCGCGCACAGCGCGAGAAAACACGCGATTTCCTGAAAAGTTTCATGCTGGAAAATGAAGACGGGTTCACGATTGATCTCGAGACAGTGTATTACGCGGGAGTAAGTAACCCGGTTCACCGTAAGGCAGAAATGATGGCCACCATGAAGGGACTGGAACTTCTGGCCGAAGCCCGTGGCGACAGAGCGGTGTTTCTGACTGTCACCTGCCCGTCAAAATACCACGCAACAACGGAGAACGGTCATCCGAACCCCAAATGGAACGGGGCCACCATGCGCGACTCCAGCGATTACCTGGTTAACACGTTTTTTGCGGCGGTCCGCAAGAAACTGAACCGCGACGGCCTGCGCTGGTATGGCATCCGCACGGTGGAGCCTCACCATGACGGCACCGTGCACTGGCATATGATGGTCTTTGCTCATCCGGAAGAAATCGACACCATTGTGTCCCACACCCGCGATATTGCCATTCAGGAAGATCGCCACGAGCTGGGCGATGATATTACTCCGCGCTTTAAGGCGGAGTACGTCGACGGCTCAAAAGGTACGCCAACCAGCTACATCGCCACCTACATCGGAAAGAACCTGGACAGCCGCGCCGTGGATGGTATCGACCCGAAAACGGGCAAGCCACGCGTTGACCACGAAACTGGAAAATCAATGGCCGAGAGCGTGGAGCGCGCCATCGGCTGGGCGCGCCTTCACCGGGTCCGCCAGTTCCAGTTCTTTGGCATCCCCTCCCGTCAGGTGTGGCGTGAACTACGCCGCCTTGCCAGCCAGATGGCACGCAACCCGGAAGGCCCGCAACGGCTGAAGGATGACGCAATGGATGCGGTACTCGCTGCCGCTGATGCCGGGTGTTTTGCCACCTACATTGAGAAACAGGGTGGCGTGCTTGTTCCACGCAAAGACTACCTGATTCGCACCGCCTACGACCTCGCCGATGAGCTGAACGATTACGGCGAACAGAGCGTACAGATTTACGGGATCTGGTCACCACTCATCGGGGAATCCTCCCGTGTGTGCACGCATCCGGATAACTGGAAGCTGGTAAGACGCAAACCGGAAGCGGAAGACAGCGCCCGCGAAAATGGTTTTGACCTTCAGGGCGGCCCTGCCGCCCCTTGGACTCGTGGCAATAACTGTCCCCGTGTACAGGAAACGGACAACAACGGGACAGAACAGCCGGAAGAACGGCCAGCACCGCGGCCGCAGCTTCCTGACGGCGTTGACGTGAATGAATGGATGCGCTCACTGAAACGGCACGAACGCCGGGCGCTGATGCATTCGCTGCGTGACAAACAGGCAAAAAACAGCAGTGATGAAATGCAGAACTGGACACAGAGCCGCAAACAGCCACGGCCTTTGCCTGATAACCACGAGTTACTCGCTAAAGAATGGCGGGAGTCTGCTGAATCTCTCGGCCTGCATATCGGTGAACAGCAGATGCAGCACCTGTTACGGGGCGGCAGTCTGTACGTTGACGGCAGCATCATTGCACCGCAGGGATTTGAAATTGTACGCAAACCAGATACCCGCCCGGACAGCCGAATCACGCAACTCTGGCAGCGCCTGAGCCGTAATCACGGCGTAAGCAGCACGGAGATCCGCCATAACCCGGTCGCCAGCTATCTGGAACAGCTGGGGGCATCAGACCCCGAAGCCGCCGCACACCTGGCATCCACACTTCAGCAGGACCAGAACACCATGAAAACCCCCGTTACCGTGCTTTCTGACATGCTGCGCGCCATCCGTGACGCAGAGCACGCACAGAGAATCAGTGAAACCACTGAACGCGCCCACCGCAAAGCAGACCTGCTGCGGGGTAGCCTGACCAGTGGAAACAAAAAACAGACAGAAACGGGACTCACAAATCCCGTAAATGAGCAAAAAACGTGCCGCGATATATGAAGCGCGCACAAAACAGGCAAAAGCGGGATTTAAAAATCCTGTAACCGATTAATTAATCAACATAAGGAAAAGCGACATGAAAATTTGTATCGACGACGGCTCCACCAACATCAAGCTGGCATGGACTGAGAACGGCGAACGCCGCAACGCCATCAGCCCGAACAGCTTCAAGTCGGAATGGTCTGCGCCGTTCGGTGGCACGCAGCCCGCGAACTACATGCTTGATGGCGTGCGCTATGGTTTTGATCCGGTCAGCGATCGCTTTGTCCAGACGACCGACACGCAATACCAGTACAGCGATGTGAATATAATTGCCATTCATCACGCGCTGGTCAAATCAGGCATCACACCACAGGAAGTGGATGTGGTTGTCACCCTGCCACTAAGCGAGTATTTCGATACAAACGCACAGCCGGACATGGCCAACATCAACCGCAAAAAAGCGAACGTCATGCGCCCGGTGGAGTACCAGAACGGCGAAGCATTCACTATCCGTAACGTACGGGTTATGCCTGAATCCATTCCGGCTGGCTTTAAGGCACTGGCTGACATGAGTCCGTTTGAATCCCTGCTGATTGTGGATTTGGGCGGAACCACGCTGGATGTGGCAAAGGTTCAGGGGCAACTGGCAGGTATCAGCCAGGTGTTTTGCGATCCACACGTGGGCGTTTCTCTGATGGCCGATGCCGTACTGTCGGTGATGGCCACTAACGGTATGCGCACCAGTCACCACATCGCCAATACCATTATCGAACATCGCCATGATGAAGCCTGGCTGCGCCAGCACATCCACAATGACGCGCATTACGCCAGCCTGATGGCGGTAATTCGTGAAAAGGAAGAAACACTGAAACAACGCGTGATCCGCGCGCTGGCGGGTTTTTCGGGTTACGGGCGGGTGATGGTTGTCGGTGGAGGGGCGGAGATTGTGGCACCCGCTATCCGCGAAGCCTGCGGAGTTAATGCGACTTTCATCGCGGACGGGGTGCCACAGTTTGCTCTGGTTAATGGGCTGTACGCAATGGACAAGGAGTAAACCAATGACGACTCCAACCAGACGGATAAGTTTCTATCTGAAGCCCACCGCCGTCAAGAACGAAGGAGAAGCATGCGCCTGGCTGGACAGCCTTACACCAGAAGCCCGCAAAAGCGGCCAACGCGTGGCTTTTCTGGCCGGGCTGGCACTTCTGAAAATGAATCCGGCAGAGGCTTATCGACTGGCTGCATGGGCTGGTGATGAAGCGTTATCAGTGACACAAACCAGGACAGAACGCCCCGCATCACAGCCAGTATCAACCGCACAGATAACCAGTCAGATGGCCGGAAATATCCGGGCGTTATTTCCTGAATAACACAACATCAGGGCGAGTTCGCCCTGCTCTCCACCTCAGAACATAAACAAGGAGAACGACTTAATGAGCGAAATCAACTATCAGGCATTACGTGAACGTTATTCACCTGTGCCAGTACCGAAATGCCCTATTTGCGGCGAGGAAATGTCAATTCAGCGAATATCTGGAGCACAGGTTGTTTATGCCTGCTCCGGTTATGGTGATGATGGAGATTTCAAAATTGGCCGAACTCTTGCTGACGAACATTATGAAAAATCACGCGTAACAGTGTTGGATGTCGGGGATCCTGAAGTATTGGCGCTACTTGATTGGCTGGAAACCAAAGACAACCGAATCGCTGAACTGGAAAAAATCGCCACTGACTATGCACTTAAATTCCAGAAAGCACAGGACGCATTAAAGCATGCCGCTTTGCTGCATAGCAGGACGGCGCAACAAACAAATAATTTTGCAGTATCGCTTCCGGACATAAGCGAATATTTCATTAATGACGTATTTCAGCCCTTGCGATACGAGCGGGATGTTGAAAGAGCCATCATAAAGGCTGGCGGAAAAGCATTGTGGCAGGAGAAACACGAGGACAGAACGCATCAGTCATGCGATGTAAATTGTGGATGGTTTAGCCCACTGACGACAGATAAAAATAACACCTGATCCCCCTCAAACCAGGGCGATAATCGCACATCGCCCTGCTGCACAATAGTGCACAAATTTGCACAATTTTTTTGAACGAATTTTTGCCCTTCCAGCCCGCGTGGCGGCTGGATCCGTCAAGGATCCGTGCGTGCACAAAAAAACGCGCTTTTTCTGCGCGCAGGTGACGGGGGAACAGCCCGCGTTTCAGGGGGTAAATAGCGTTCCCTTAACGATGTCGCAGCGACACGACAGAATGGCCGTATTTCTCACGCTGAGCGTGAAAAATACGTGAGGGATTCTGATTTGATGGGGTGAAAGGTAAGGCCGTCAAAATCGCACTGAGGCGGCGAGAACATGCAGTCAACGCGGTGGGATTGCGTAAGAGTCTGACCGTCGATGGTGGCGATAAACTGGAAGGCGTCGTGAAATTATCTGACTGATACAGGAGCTGGAGAGTCGGGGCATAAATTTTTTATGCCCCGGCGAAGCAGCAGACAAGCGAAGCGCGTCAGGATGTGGGCTGGATGTCTAACAGTGCGTAAGGGTTAAAGCGGATCACCTCTTCGCCAAGCCAGTCATTGATGTGCTTCATGGCCTCCATGACGGGCATCAGCTCGTTAATTGCGTAAACCCGCGCGGCCTTCTCCACATCACCAAACGCACTTTTTTCGCCCGGCATCGCCCCCATCAGTTGCGGCGGAACGCGGTGCGCAGCCAGCACATCATCACGGGATGCCGCCTTAACATTCATGAACTCATCCTTTGCGGTGATCTGCTGGAACGGCAAAATTTGCACCCCCTCTTTGCCCCCGTTGGGCGCATGAATGAGCACGTTTTTAAACGCACCACCACCACGCGCACCCTGTAGCGTTTCTTTCAGGGAGTCCATGCTTTCGCGGTTTACCTGCGCTGCACCGATGTAGATGATGCACCCGGCGTGGGATCCGTTGTCGTAATACAGTTTTCTGAACATGTCCGCCGAATGAGACAGGCTGGCCGAGAGTAATGCGCCAAGATATTCCGGCATGCCGTAGATTTCCTGGTTAATATCCGGATTCATCAGGTGGCACACTTTGCCAGGACGAAACTGAAACGCGTCCTTGCCATCCTGCACATACCACCATGATTCAAGATCGCTTCCGCGTCGCATGTATTTCGCCAGGGCGTGCCGTAATTTAAGCGGTTCGCCGAGCATATTGCTCCGAAGCTCAAGGAATGCGTTACCGAACACAAACCAGTCCAGCGCCAGCGCCGAGAAATCCTGCCGGGAAAGCAGCGGGTGCGGAATATAGCAGCCGAGCAATACATTGCGCTTAAAGTAAAGCGCAGACTGATGCCAGGACGTTTGCCGGGCAGCTCTTGCCAGACCGTACCAGTCCACCGGGGTTTCATACCACCGCCCGTTATCAGCACAGTACATATTGTCCAGCAGGTCATGCCCGGTCAGGCGATAAGGACCATCAAATGTGAATGCACTGAGCGATGATTCTTTCCTGAGCGCATCAGCGAGATCAATGCGTGAACTCATGCGCACTTTTTTATTTTTTCTGCTCATCAGAACTCCATAACCGTGAAACGCTCGTTTTCTCCTTCGCCGCCAATCGGTTCATTAATGACAGCAAGCATGGTTGCCCACGCAAGGTCGCCGTGGCTGATCCCCCTCGCTCGGTCCGTTTCGTAAGTGATAAAGCCGCCCGGTGTTTTCACCTTACGCACGGCGTTAAAGGCCGCGACCAGCTCGCGTTCGGCACGATCGTATTCCCACCGCCCGGCACGCATTATTTGCAGCATTTTCAGTACCAGCGACCGTTTTGATGACAGCGTGAAGGTGTACGGAATAGCAGCAGGGAAAAACCGTTTCACTATCTGATAAACGGCATCCCCGTGCCCGCCAGTCGCATCAATGCCGATGTGTTCCACGTTGTAGCGACACGTGAACTCTTCAATGACTCTGGCCTGTTCTTCAAACTCCAGCCCCTGAACGCGTCGCGTCTCCACCGTTCGAAAACGGCCACCAGGAACAGCCGGAGGAACCACCACGGACACCGCGCCGCTGTCGCCGTTTCCACTGCTGCCGTTTGCGTCATACCCAATCCATACCGGACGATTCCCCATCGGGCGGGGAGCAAAAGGTTTCCAGTCTTTCCAGTCGTCGTATCCGTCAACACCACAGCCAATCAGGATATTCAGGTTAAATGCCGATTCCCCTTCGCGGACAAACTCACACATATAGAGATTGCGGAACTCGTCTTCGGTGTTTTCATCACGAATTTCATCAATATCGGTGTGTTTCCAGCCGTGATTAACCACATCTTCCAGCGTGACAATTTGCCGCCACGTCCGGTCGGGGCAGATAAGTCCGTTATGCAGCGTTTTCCAGTCCACAGAAAAACGCTGGCGTTTATGCGCGGCCTTTTTCTCGTTCCAGCGGTCGCCGTTCCAATAGACGTATGCCTCGTGCGTTTCGGTGGATGGCGTGGAGAAGTAGGTGCGCCGCAGTCCGCTGAGGGTTGCCATAGCGCCAGCCACCTTGCGCAGTTCAGCAAAGCGACTGACCCAGAAAAATTCATCAAAATAAAAATTGCCTGTGTAGGACTGTGCCGTCGCAGCAGAAGTACCGAGAAAATGCAGTTCTGCGCCGTTGGAGAGGATGATTTTATCGCCCCCTTTCAGCTCCACATCAACTTCAGCCGCGGCCTTCTGAATAATGCTTTTAAACTGGAACGCCTGACGACGCGACGCAGACAAAAAAATCTGGTTACGCTGGTAAGGTTGTGCCACATCGTCACGCAGCGCCATCAGCAGTGCTTCCTGTGCAAAATACCAGGTCGCCCCAATCTGTCGGGATTTCAGGATCATCCTGTTACGTATCCCGGCTTCACTGCAAAGGGTCAGGGAGTCAAACCAGCCCCGCTGATGCCACTCCAGCCTGCTGATGATTTTTTCCCGCAGTGCGGCAATCTGCTCCGGCGTGAAATGATTTTTAAGTTTTTTCGCCCGGCCTTTCTTTCCTGTGGCCGCCGCATCCGGCTGGCCATCATGCAGTTTTTTAAGCTGCCGGGTCAGCAGGTCTATTTCCTTAAAGTCACCACCTGTTTTATTCTGTTTTTCAGTAAGCTGGATGAGGCGCGCATCGATGGACTGCGTGACACGCTGCACGGGTGGCGTTTCATCCCACTGGTCGCGTTTTTTCCACGCATAAATCGTGTTCGGGTTTATTCCCATCAGACGTGATATTTCTGCGGGCGGATAACCCTGCCAGTAAAGTTGCCGCGCACGCTGGCGCACAAAAGCGTCCTGAATCATTGCTCCCCCTGAGTAATTACAGGAAGATTACCCGCGCGCGAAACCGTTCTCCTTAACCCCCTGTTCTGGCCGTTTTCTTACAACAAAAGCCCTTTGTATCAGCCTGTTACGCTTTGCCATCATGACTGAAGAACCAGTCAGAGGGGCAAAAACTATGGCTAATGAAAAAAAGACATCCCGCAAAAAGTTTCGCGTGGCTGTCTCCGGATCAACTGTTGATGGCCGTGAAATCAGTCCGGTGCATCTGCGTGAAGCCGCCGAGAACTTCAACCCGGATGTTTACGCTGCCCGCGTGAACGTTGAGCACTATCTCTCGCCATGCCCGTCAAGCGAATTTTCCGCAATGGGCGATGTCACCGCACTGAGTACGGAAGACATTACGGAAGGTCCGCTGGCCGGACGTACTGCGCTGTATGCAGAAATCGAACCGACCGAGCGCATGAAGCAGCTTGTCGCGGACGGCAAGAAAATCTATTCCAGTATCGAACTGCACCCGCAGTTCTCCGTTAACGGGCGCGCCTATCTGGTCGGGCTGGCGATGACCGACACCCCGGCAAGCCTGGGCACTGAGCGCCTGAAATTCACGGCACAGCAACGTCAGGCGGTGATGACGTTCAACAGTGTCCAGGGTGAAGCACCGCTCATTTCCGAAGCCATCGAGTCTGAAATCATCGAAATGGCAGAACAACGCCAGGAAGAAGGCACCCAGTGGTTTAACCGCGTAATGGGGATTATTGGTCGTGGCCGCAAAGCGGATGACGCCAGTTTCTCCCGTATTCAGGAAGCGGTGGAAGGCGTCGCAACGTCACAGGCCGACATTATCGACCGTTTTAATGTGCTGGAAACCCGCCATCAGCAGGACCGCCAGAAAATCACGTCACTGACCACAGAGCTGACAGCACTGAAGGAAAAACTGCGCACGCAGGACGGCGATCCGCAGAACCGCTTCACCGCAACGGGCGCAGCCTCCGACCAGCTGGCTGACTTCTGATAAGACAAAGGAGCAAATTTTTATGAATCTGGTGATGTCAGATATTACCCGCAACAAGCTGGGTTGCTATATGGCGCAGCAGGCGTCGCTTAACAATATCCCGGTATCTGCACTGGTATCGCGATTTACCGTGGAACCCTCGGTGCAGCAGCGTTTTGAAAACGCAGTAAAGGAGAGCACTGAATTTACAAAAAAAATTAACGTGTTCGGTGTGACTGACCAGAAAGGCGAAAAAATCCTCCTGGACACCACCGGGCCGATTGCGCGCACGAATACCAGTTATGACGGCACAAAACGCCGTAACCCGAATAACGTGGTTGATCTGAAAAACCGCAAATACCAGTGCGAACAGGTGAACTACGACACGTTTATTTCGTATCCGCAGCTTGATGCCTGGGCGGCACACCCTGATTTTCAGTCCCGCGTCAGCACACAGATTGCCCGGCAGGTGGCGCTTGACCGCATCATGATCGGTTTCAACGGCACGTCTCACGCGGATGAGTCCAACTTCAGCACTAACAAGCTGCTTCAGGACGTTAACGTGGGATGGCTGGAGCACATCAGAACCGACGCCAGCGAGCGCGTTATGAATGATGTAACGCTGACCTCCCGCAACATGGACAACACCGTGGCCCACGCGGGTAAATATGCGAACGCTGATGCACTGGTACAGGACGCGCGCTCATCCCTGCTGGATGAATGGCACAAGGAAGCTGACGACCTCGTGGTGATTATGGGGCGCAACCTGTTTAACTCGCTGCGTCTGCCCGTGCTGAACAGCATCAGCGGCCAGAATCCCAATGCGGAATTACTTGCCGGACAGCTCATCCTGTCATCGCGCGCCATTGGCGGGCTGGATGTATTCCTTGCGCCGTTCTTCCCGGATGCAACGATGCTGATCACCTCGTTCAACAACCTGTCAATTTACTGGCAGAAAGGAACAATGCGTCGCCTGATGAAAGACGAGCCGGAATACAACCGCATCGCCACCTACCAGTCCATCAATGACGCTTATGTCGTTGAAGACTATGGCAAGTGCGCGATGGTCACTGGCCTGAAGTTCGCCGACAGCTAATCACCTCACGGCGGGCATCATGCCCGCCTGTAACGGAGAGAAAAAATGATTACTCCTGCACAGCAACACTGGCAGAACGTGATGGCACAGCGCGCAGGCCGGGCGAATGAAGGCGTGGACCACGCCGCGCGTACCGCGCATGAAGAGGTGCTGTATCGTCTGCGTCTGGCACAGGCCCGGCTTAAGGGCGTACAGGCCAGAAGCGCGAAAGCCGCCATCAAAAAAGAGTTATTGCCGGACTTTTCCGGCTGGATTGAGGGAACGCTGGAGGCTGACGGCGGGCAGCAGGATGAAGTGATTGCCACGCTGATGGTGTGGGCGATTGACTGCGGCGATCTTCCGCTGGCGCTGCGTATTGGTGCATATGTGGTCCGTCACAACCTCATCATGCCGGATAACTTTGGACGTACTGCTGCCACGGTACTGACCGAAGAAATCTGTAATCCGGTACTGACGCAGGCCGGGACGGATGCCGACGCGGATTTGTCCGCCTTTATCGAACCACTGGACACCCTCCGGGAGATTGTCACCGACCAGGACATGCCGGACGAAGTGCGCGCCAAATTATGCAAAGCGTGCGCCTTTGCCCGCCGTGGCCTGACCGATGCGGACAGCATGGCCTCATCACTGAAGCTGCTGCGCGAAGCGATGCACCTGAACCCGAACGCAGGTGTGAAACGCGAGATTGCAACCCTTTCCCGCGCCCTGAAAAAAGCCGATTCCGCAGCCGCACCAGAAGATGTCAGCACACCGCAGGCGCAGGACGAAAGCAGCAAAAGTAAAAAGACAACGCGGAAGCCTGCAACACGAAAAACCACCGCGACGCAGAAGGCGAAGCGCGGTTAACGACTGACCCCGTCAGCGGGCGGCGTGCGCGGTGTTCCGGTCTGACTCCGTGACCGTTTACATCGCGCACCCACCGCCCGATTTTTTTCAGGAGTGAACCCCATGAGTATGGTTGCCAGAACTGAACCCAGACCCGCAGAGGACGACATCACCGATACCGATGATGGTGATACCCGTATTTCAGCAGGTGCATTCTGGCCGGATATTGTGCTGCGTGAGCTGCGTCTGGCGGTACGACTGCCGGGCCGTGTGACCACCTCCCGCCTGCTGCATACCGCCACCGGGGCCGTGGCACACGTTACCCGCGAGCTGGAAGCGTGGCAGCAGGAACAGCAGGCGGCTGGCCATCAGACGCTGGCCGATGTTCCGGCACCCGTAATTAACGGAGAAAGCGTCAATCTCTGGCACTGGCGCAATGCGGTTTACACCGCCACACGCGCCCTGATTCTGGAGCGTTACCGCGATGCGGACACAACGGACAAGGGCGACCGCCGGGCGGACGCACTGGATATACAGACATCGGATTTGTGGCGCGATGTGAGCTGGGCCATCTCTGACATTCTGTGCCGCCCGCGAATCTTTGCGGAGTTGTGCTGATGAAAGTGAAGGCACTGGAAGGCGACACCGTGGATTCGCTCTGTTTTCGGTACTACGGCACGACGCAGGGCGTCACCGAAAAGGTGCTGGATGCCAACCCCGGACTCTGTCAGCAGGTATTTCTGGACGCCGGGCAGGAAGTGGAGATGCCGGAGCCGGAGAAGAAGAAACGAGAAATGATTCAGTTGTGGGGGGATTAGCAGTGAGCACCATTCAAACAGGGATCACAGAGCAGGTTATTGCGTGGCTCTTTGACCACCTGCCAACGGTGTATGCAGTAGGCGCGGCGGTCAGCATTTCCGCGCTGATGAGTCTTTATGACGGACGAACACTGGTTCAGACCGTAACGGGATCGCTGGCGTGCGGCGTTCTTGCCATGGCCGTGGCCGGGTCGTTGCGCTTCTTCGGTTTTCCTGAAGATGCCGTGACGTTTATCGGCGCATCAATCGGTTTTATGGGGGCAGAGAAAGCA